GTATCTGAACGTTGAGTTCGGATGGAAACCGATGATACGTGACCTGCTTAGTTTCTGCAGGTCTGTGAAGGACAGTAACAAGGTCCTACGACAGATGTACCGCGATTCCGGGGCAGGTAACTCCGTTCGTCGGAGTTACAAGTTCCCAGCAGAGACATCCAAGACAGAGCCTGACGGCCCCAAGTGGGGTTACGTCGCACCGTTTAAGTGTGACGGTAGTCAGCTCGATTCTTGGATGCTGGGGAGCGGACCACAACCCATTGGCTATCGCCAGTGGCAGGAGACGGAGACCAGAACTTGGTTTTCCGGAGCCTATTCCTACGTTATGCCAGACCCCCCACAAGGATTTGTGGGCAATCTGGACAAGTGGGATGCCGAAGCTAACAAGCTTTTCGGCACTAGGCTTACTCCTGAAGTGTTGTGGAACCTTGCTCCCTGGAGTTGGGCTGCTGACTGGTTTTCCAACACAGGTGATGTTCTTTCGAACATCTCTGCGTTTGGCAGTGACAGCCTTGCGCTCAGGTACGGTTACATCATGCGAAAGACTCGCACGATGAACTGTTCGATGTGGCAGGGTTATGTAAATCACCCTGACGGATCAGCCCGTTTCGTGCAGGCCCAGGAACATCTAGGGTCTGAAACACGAGTTAGGCTCCGAGCAACTCCGTACGGATTCGGAATCGACATGGGGGCTTTGACCCCCAGACAGATTGCCATCGCCGGGGCACTTGGGTTATCCCAGGTGCCTCGGTCATCGCTGTAGAAAACTACTAGCGAACAACCCAAGGTCGATTCCTATCGGCCTGCCATTCACATGAAGGAATGACATGGCACTCACGGACCCTCAGTCCGTCACTATCAACGCGGTTCCTGTTTCTCTTCCCCGTGTTACCACGGGCGAGAACAGTGCGGGTTACCGATCTGCCGACGGTTTCGTCGACATGCAGATCAGTCACACGTACGGTCGCCGTAACCGGCACCGGATCCGCCTGCATCACTCCAAGGTTGCAGCTGACCCCATGTCGCCGGCCCTTAACAGGCCGTTCGACATGTCCGTGAACGTCGTTTTCGACGTTCCGGACGTGGGGTACACTGCTACCGAGGCGAAGCAGATCGTGGACGCCTTGACGGCGTACCTGACTGCTTCTTCTGGTGCGAATGTCACCAAGCTTCTTGGTGGCGAGAGCTGACGTAAACCAACGTCAGGTCGCAGTGACTTGGTCTGAGGACACTCCATGGGTGACCGGCAGTCGTAGCTAGAGTCCAGCCTCATAGAAAGGTGAACTCCATGTACGACCTTCGGTCGTTCTGGAATGTCGTGGCCAATGAATTGGCTGCGAGATGCTGCACTGACAGCGCCGGACTCGACTACAAAATAGTCGAGTCTCGAGAGAAATCAGAAGGTGATAGTTTCTTCACTATCACCCTGCCTGCGTTCGGAAAAGACCTCGAAAAAGGTCTTGACCAGGGCGCAGTCAGTCGGGAGCTGTTCCGAGGGTGGCGGCGATTGCCGTCTACCTCCGGACCCGGCGTGATCCCCCAATTTCTTGGTGGGTTCATGACTCTGATTTTCGATCGCAATTCAGGAGCTCTTCTCGAGGAGCCTGACATCGATGCCATATTTGCCGTGCGTCAACTGACGTTGATGTACAGCAAGCTTCTCCTCCCAACCTCTGAGGCTAGGAGAGAGAAGGCGATCGAAGGCTATCTCGAGTGTGAGCAGGAAGTTCGCACTTTCGATGCTAAGCGATCCTCCTCCTTGATGGAGGAGTTTCGCCAAGCGTCGTCTGTCCTCTGGGGGACAGTGCTGCAGGCAGTAGATGAAGATATCTATTACCAACGCATCGTCCCCAGACATGGGCCTGGTGCCACCGCAGATCGACTTAAGGGAAACCAAAAGTTCGATCAGGTGGAGTGGACCGAGAGACTTGAAAGAGTCTTCTCCTGGGGGGATTATCTTATCCCCTCCCACAGGTACTTTCATGAGTACCTACCCAGAGTGCGCTTCCTCGAACCCGGATCTGAGAGACCTGTAAGGGTCATCACAGTTCCAAAGACTGCTCGAGCGCCACGGATCATCGCC